ATTTCAGTTTCCGCAGCTGCACAGCTTTTATAAACTATGAAGTCTGCATCAATAAGTAGTTTCATTTAGGTGATTAATCGCCTCTATAGCTTTTTCAGTTCTACGTTTCCCGAAGTATGGTAAGAACATCTTTAAGATGCGTAAAACCTCTGTTTTTTTAGATACTTTCCATTCCCATCGCTCTTTATAATAACTAGGACTACCCTTATACCTATATGGTCCACGTAAGTTTCCATATCCAACTAAGTCTACAAAGCTTTCCATAACATCTTTATCAGTCATGTTTATAGCAACGATTCTTACATCTGGATACCTAGTATCATGCGAAATACAGCCTTCTCCTTCAAATAAGCCTGCGGCCCATTCAATGGACTTCAGCCCAATTACTTCCCGACTTTGCTTCTGCAGCAATTGGGATTCTAAGTTTATATCGTTCTCCGGCTTGAACTGCTGTGAATTCGAGGAGAAATTTAAGGTCATCTGCATAGTCATGGGTGGTTTCATATTGTAACTCATCATGCACAAAGGCTAATTGATGAGTGTGATCATGTGCTGATGCAGCACTGTTAGCTATTAATAGCCATCTCTTTGCTAAGATCGCTGCCGATCCTTGGATGAGGTAATTGAGGGCCTTATGCCTCGAGTCAACGCTGATACGACGACCGTCGAGTCCACAGACATAACCTCTTTCCGAAGCTCGTTTAACAGCCGTAAGGAGGTCGGAAAGACCTTCAATGGCGTCAACATAAGCTTTACGTATTTCTTTACCCTTTCTTGCTGATTCAGCTTCCCCAAGGCTACCATCGAAGGATGTGCCGATCTTTTTATCTCCTGCTCCATATAAAAATGCGTAGGTAACTGTTTTAACTTGTTTTCTAGTGATGCCAATCTTATCTGCGTTTTCCTGGTGGATGTCTCCATTAAGTATGATATCCGCGTATTTACCGCCATCATACCTAGCGAGATAATGCGCGAGCATCCTAAGCTCAATGCCCGAAAGATCAGCCCCAACCATAACCATCCCTGGTGTAGGTAAAAACAAGGCTCTAAATCTTTCATCACTTGGTACCTGTGCTAAGTTTGGATTTCTATGTGATGCTCGCATTGTGGCACAGCCAACTGAGCAATGATGATGTATCCTACTAGCACTCGTACATAATTTGAGATAAGCGTTCACGCCTTCTGAGATCATCCCAAGCTTCTTTGTTAGATCTAAAAGTCGTAGACAATGCTTCGAGAATGGACTGTTTATCTCGCTCAGAGTAGTCTCGTCGATAATAGGCTTCCCCGTTGTAGTCAATTGGGTCGGCTTCCAGTCGTAATGCGTCTGGAGTATCCATGCTATATGATCTCGTGATGTAGGGTTAAATTCTTTTAATCTTTGAAGTGTTGCTCCTTTAACATAACCTGATGTCCTGTTATCTCGTTTAGGAGTGAACAGCGTTCCGGCAACGAAAGGGAATTGTCCTCGAAGTACCTGAGTAGTTTCTTCCAGCTCTCGCCTGAGAGTTGATTCGAGGTTTCTAGCTTGTGATTCATTAAAGTACCATCCATGTAGCTCCTGTTGTGTAAGTATTTGTGCTACCTGGTGCTCCATTTGGACCCATCCAGGTAAGGGTGGAAGTGGTCGCATAGTTTCTTTGTAACAACAACGTCTTGTTTACAATAATCTTCCATATCTTGACTCCATTCTTTCCAGTCAGTAGTCTTTGAAAAATTACCTTTATATTCTCCTAACCTATATCCATAAGCCTCAAGTGAATGCCGACCATATAACTGTAAAGGCATATGAGCCCAATTACGTTCTTGATCTAAAGGCATAAGTCGTGGATGATAGAGGCGACTAAGGAGCAGGGTATCAATAATAGTACCCATAGGTTTAAAGAAGGGATATAATTTACTAATAAGAGGTAAATCATAACCAATAATATTATGTCCAACAATAACACTAGCTTGCTCAATGTATTGTATCGCTCGAACAACAGGAGACGACATTCCTTTACCAGGACATTCATCATTAAACGACTGAATTTCATCAACATCGTTGTCATAGTAAACAATACAGTGGATTTGGGTAGCATCATGTAATAATCCGTTAGCTTCTAAATCAAAAATAAGGGTGGTCACCTTCCTGTCCAGTGATAAGTCTTGTCTTTAAATTGTGCTTTCTTTACTGCCTCCTTTGTTGGTGGGTTAGGTTTATCTAAACGACTAACATATTCATCCCAAGGATGTACATAGTTAGAAGTCTGTTGCGGGATTGAATGTTGTGGATTCAGCTTCATGTTCAATGAATTTACAAATGTCTAAATTGTATTCTAGCTGACATGCGATGCCAACCTCGCCTGAATAGCGATTTTTAAGAACTCGCACTGTCGTAAGGCTTCGTTCAGTATCGGTCTGTTGATCTCGTTCGAGTGCAACCACACTGTCACTAAGCTGCGCAATTGCCGCAGATCCTCGGAGCTGTCCAAGGGTAACTCGAGCTCCTTCTTCGTGGTTAATGTCACTGTTCGTTCTCCGTAAATGAGATACAAGAAATAATGCTATACCTGTACGTTCAACTAAACTACGAAGTTTCGTCATTGTAGTATCTATCATTCTACGTTCATCTCCATCAAGACCACTAAGTAGTATTGATAGGTGATCTAAGAATACAACACGACACTCCAATCCACAGGCAAGGTATTCGATTGTAGAATAAATAATGTCAGGATCGTAGCTTCCAAAGCCGTCAAAAAGAAAAAGATTCCAATTGGCAATAGTTCTATTATACGCATCTTTGAGTTCTTCTTCGTCATGTTCTCCTAAGTGTAAAGATTTACCAACACCAGCAGACATTAGTCCTAATGCAGTTCTTCTATTACTTGCCTCAAGTTCCAAGATCCCAACATGTTCCCCTTTTTGGAGGAGGTCAGTTGCAAGTTCACGGCAGAATGAGGTCTTTCCTGCACCAGAGCCAGCAGTAAATGTTGTAAGTTCACCATACCGGATCCCGTGTAATTTCTGTTGTATACCTTTAAATGGGTACTCATGATCGCATGGTTTGTTCGGTGTTGTTACTAGTGTTAATAATGATTTACCGTCTACAATACCATCAGGGCGGTATGGTTTTGCATTCCATATAGATTTTCTTACTTCTTCGTGATCATTCTCCTGAAGTGCTTCTGAAGCATCCTTATATGCGACCATCCTAGCAATCTTAACTTTCCCAGGTGGTAAGACGCTCGCCGCATCCTCCGCCGCCTTGCGTCCCGCATCGTCGTGGTCGAAAAAGAGTACGATCTCCTCGTATCCCTGAAGCCACGGTATCTGTTTCTGAATGTCCTTCTTCGCAGATGCTGCTCCATGGGGTAACGATACCATTGGCCATCCAGACATCGCTTCATAACATGATGCTGCATCTAGCTCACCTTCAGTAATAACAACACGTTTACCAGTACTAGGAAACAAATGCTGACCGAATAAGGTATCAGTGGGAATTCCTTCATAAGTAAATATTTTTTTCTTAGTTTTTATCTTGGCTCCAACAAGAACTCCATCGCCTGTAAAATATGGGAAGCGTAGAGTATCTCCATCTCTGTATATCCTATAGAATTTACAGGTTTTTTCAGAGATGTTTCTTTTCTGCAGCCGTTCGGCTGAGCCTTTAAGTTGAGCATGGTTAGACATTTGATGAGTGTGATTGTCACCCTCTCCGGGTGTATATACCTGACACACGAAACAGAATTTGTGGCCGTCTGAGTAAACAGAGTTAGCATCAGACGACCCGCAATTAACGCATGGTTCGTGAGCCACAAATTCGCTGGTCATCGTTCGATTAACCAATCGAGTGGAATGTTTTGGAATGAGGCCCATGGTATATCATGTTTCTCACACCATTGAGCGTATGTTGTTTTTGATTTCTTTGATATGGTGTTAAAGGGTGATTGAAAGACCATACGCAGATCTATATCTGGATTCTGTTCTTTAACACTTTTTATTTTTCTTCTATCTTCGCCATCCCAATATCCCTTACACTCTAGAATAATCCCATTAGGGAGAATAAAGTCAGGTGTGTAGTTGTGCGGGATTGTATAAGAGAAGCGAGTTTTTTCATATTCAAATGTAACATCTAAGTTTTGTAATAAGTCGGCTACTTTCTCT